CTTCGTTTCGTCTGTAGAAAACCCAACCTGTAATTTTTCTCCCCTTAAATTAGTATTACCATGTCTGCCGGTGTTGTTCAATTGATTGCTATAGGTGCCCAGGATAAATATATCATGGGTAATCCTGAAATATCTTTCTTCAGTTCAACATTCAAACGCCATGCTAATTTTTCACAATCCGTTGAAAAACAAACCATCCACGGAGCGGTGAAAAACAATTCTATGTCTAGCATCCAATTTGAGAGATCTGGTGATCTTCTCAGTTATGTGTATTTTACACTCGATGACAAAACCCAAGCCCTCGATATTCAACGATGGGACACCATTATTGATAAAGTTGAGCTTTTAATAGGTGGTTCCGTTATTGACACCCAAGATGCAATTTTCACAGAGAAGATTGCTATTGATACATTTGCACAAAATGTATCTAGGAGTGCGAACGGTACACATCCGGGTATTTCTGCGCGCTCGTTTTTTTACCCTCTCAGGTTCTTTTTCTGTGAGGGGCCACAATGCGCTCTACCCCTTGTAGCCCTAAACTATCATAATGTTGAAATTAGGATACATTGGGCTACAGCAGCTTCAAATTATAACGTCGAATGTTTCGCGAATTATTATTACCTTGACAATGAGGAGCGTGGTCAGGTTGCATCTAGAAAACATGATCTCCTCATAACACAAGTCCAAAAAAATATTGCTTCAGGTACTTTAGTTCAAGAACTTACGTTTAATCATCCAGTAAAATATTTAGCATCCTCGGATACAACAACTGATGGTGCCCTCACATCTCCCACAAACAAAGTTAAATTAAACATAAATGGTCTCGATGTAAGTAACTACAAATGGGGTAAACCACATTTTATAGACGTCACGAGTTATTATCACACAAACTTCGTAACTTCTCCAGATTTCTTTCTTTATTGTTTCTGCCTCTCAACATCCAGCTTACAACCCACAGGCACACTCAATTTCAGTCGTGTATCGTCAGCTACTATCATGAGTGAGTCTATGAATATTAATGACCCAATTTATGCAGTAAATTACAACATATTGAGAGTCGAAAATGGTATGGCTGGTTTACTTTACGCAAATTAAAATACAATACTATAATAAATGGTCAAGACCTTACCGACCGTTGAGAGGTCAACCAAAATTAGGTTTGGTCGCCATGCCCGAGAAGACCAGGGTGAAAACACGATCGTTCTAAATGCGAGTAATACCGCGGTTGATGCTACCGAGGGAGGGGCTGTATACATTACACCAGTTCGTTTTGAACCAAATTACGATGAAAATGATGCCATCGTTCTCATGATGTATAATACCACCACAAAAGAAATGGTAGAATCTGGAGAACCTGCATCAACACTGATTTCTGATGTGAGTCTTCAAGGTGCTACACTACAAGGTAATGTTACAGCTAATTCTATGATTTTTTATAATAATACTGTTGCATTTGTTACTTCTGGTAATGTAGGTATATCTAATGCTTTAGCTTCTCATACTTTGAGTGTCGGTTCGAATCTTTACGTTGATGATTATGGTACAAATGTTTTAGTCGTTTCTGGTGGGGTTGGTATCACTGATACTACGACTTCAACCTCTGCTACAACTGGTGCCCTTAAAGTTGCCGGTGGTATCAGTACTGAAGAAAACTTAAATGTTGGGGCCGTCACGAAGGTATTATCGGCTACTGATTCTACTTCTAAAACCACTGGTGCCTTAATTGTCACTGGTGGTGTGGGTATTTCTAAAAATATTCATGGTAAGAATGTTTTCGTTGAAGATGTAGTCTCAAATAGCGTAGTAATTCTGGACACTACTACTTCATCCTCCGCAACTACAGGTGCTCTCCAAGTGGTTGGTGGTATCAGTACTCAAGAAAACCTGAATGTTGGTGGTACTACTACTTCAACATCGGCTACTACGGGTGCCCTACAAGTTGCGGGTGGTATCAGTACTCAAGAAAACCTGAATGTTGGAGCTGTTGCTAAGGTGTTATCCACCACAGATGCCTCATCTAAAACCACCGGTGCCCTAATTGTCACCGGTGGTGTGGGTATTTCTAAGAATATTCATGCTTTAAACGCTAATTTTGAAGATGTCGAAGCTGATAGTGTAGACATTACAGACACTACATTATCTTACAACCAAACAACTGGTGCTCTCAAGGTTGCTGGTGGTTTAGGTGTAGCCGGAAACGTTCATTGTGGTAACCTCACATTAACAGGTAATTTAGTCGTTACAGGAAATACAACGGTTATCAATGCAAATAATCTTGTAGTTCAAGATCCTATAATTGAACTTGGTAAGGGTAATACAACTGGTTTGGACACGGGTATACTTATGAATAATCCCCTAACAAGTGGGAATAAAGGTAATGTCGCTGTGATTTATGATTTCTCCACATCCAACCTTGAAATTGGTCATACTCTCAGTAGTGCTAATAATTCTCCAGTTATTATGAATACATCAAACGCAATCGCAGTTAATATAAATGGTACTCTAGGAGTTACGAGTACAACTGCATCTTCATCTAAAACCACCGGTGCGGTGACCATAGGTGGCGGTTTGGGTGTTGTGGGTGATATTCACGCCACACATGTCAACTTCGAGGATGTTGAGGCTGATAGTGTTACTATCACTGATAACACTACATCCACTTCAGTAACCACAGGTGCCCTAAAGGTTGTGGGTGGTATCAGTACCCAAGAAAACTTGAACGTTGAGGGAACAGTCACTAGCGGGGGAAGAATCGGGATAATCTCAACCACAGATGCCTCTTCTAAAGGCACTGGTGCCCTAATTGTCGCCGGTGGTGTAGGTATTTCTAAGAACATTCATGCTTTACACGCCAATTTTGAAGATGTTGAGGCTGATAGTGTCACTATAACTGACAATACTACGTCATCCTCGGCGACTACAGGTGCTCTAAAGGTTGTGGGTGGTATCAGTACACAAGGAAACCTAAATGTTGGGGCTGTCGCTAAGGTAATCTCAGCCACAGATGCCTCGTCTAAAACAACTGGTGCCCTAATTGTCACAGGTGGTGTGGGTATTTCTAAGAATATTCATGCTTTACACGCTAACTTTGAGGATGTTGAGGCCGATAGTGTTAACATTACCGACACTACAACTTCGACCAATGCAACTACTGGTGCCCTAAAGGTTGCTGGTGGTATCAGTACTCAAAAAAATCTAAATGTTGGTTCAAACGCACACATATCATCAAATCTTGAAGTTGGTACTGCAAATCTATTTGTAAATACATTGACTTCGAACGTGGGAATTGGCACTAAGACTCCGAGTGAACTTTTAGATATAGCAGCAGTAAGTGGTGACCATGATGCGTTCATACGTCTTAGATCCGGATCTGGTGGTTCTCCCGTAACCGAATCTGGTATTAAATTAACCGAATCAACACGGTATGGTTGGAGAATAGCTCACAATGCCAACACGGATTCTTTAAAAATTGCACACCAAGATCAAAATGATGCCATAAATGGGGATAATTATATGGTTTTTAAAGCAAATGGAAATATTGGTATTGCAGAGGCGGATCCAACTTCAAAGCTTCAAGTTGCTGGTGATGTCAATATCACAGATACAACCGTCTCTTCGTCTAAAACTACGGGTGCTCTGATTGTTGCTGGTGGTCTCGGTGTAGCTGCTAACATTCATACGAGTAATATTTATGCGGGATATGATGCGGATGAAACCTCATATATTGGACGTTCCGCGATAGGTTTTATGGGTCAAAGTGACCATGCTTCTTTTGCACATGTTGACAATAACACTACAACAAACTATGCACTTAAACAATCAGCTGCTGGTACAACACATGTTAATGCGAAGTCTGGTCAAAATGTTAGTTTCAAAATAAATAACACTGAAAAAGCCAGAATTACGAGTGGTGGTGATTTCTATGTAAATACCAACACTCTATATGTTGACGCCTCTACGAGTAGGATTGGTTTAGATACTGACTCACCCGATGCAAATCTTCATGCGGTTGGTAATGTTTATGTGGGTTCTACAACCGATGCCACTACAACAACAACAGGTGCACTCATTGTTGCGGGTGGTATGGGTATTGCGAAAAAGATTGTTGGTCAACATGCCAGTTTCGAAGATGTCACGGCGACTAGTGTTACTGCCTCTGCTATGGTAAAGGGTGCTACTATTTCGGGGACCAATGTATATGGTACCCTAGCTGGGGCTAATACAGCAGCAGTGACTACCCTAACCGCCTCTGCTATGGTAAAGGGTGCTACTATTTCAGGGACCAATGTATATGGTACTCTGGCTGGGGCTAATACAGCAGCTGTGACTACCCTAACAGCCTCTGGTATGGTGAAGGGTGCTACCATCTCGGGGACTAACGTATATGGTACTCTGGCTGGGGCTAATACAGCAGCTGTGACTACCCTAACTGCATCTGGCATGGTAAAGGGTGCTACTATTTCAGGGACCAATGTATATGGTACCCTAGCTGGAGCTAATACAGCAGCCGTGACTACCCTAACCGCCTCCGGTATGGTAAAGGGTGCTACCATTTCGGGGACCAATGTATATGGTACCCTAGCCGGAGCTAATACAGCAGCTGTGACTACCCTAACCGCCTCCGGTATGGTAAAGGGTGCTACCATCTCAGGGACCAATGTATACGGTACCCTAGCCGGAGCTAATACAGCAGCCGTGACTACCCTAACAGCCTCTGGTATGGTAAAGGGTGCTACCATCTCGGGGACTAACGTATATGGTACTCTAGCTGGATCTAATGCAGCGGCTATAACTACCCTAAACGCCTCGGGTGTGGTGACCCTAACTGACGATACTACTTCAACTTCGGCTACAACAGGTGCCCTCAAGGTTACTGGTGGTATAAGTACACAAGAAAACTTACATATTGGGGGTGTTTCCAAGGTGCATGGTACTACCGCCTCCGATGGCAAAACCGCGGGTGCCCTAATTGTAGCAGGTGGTGTAGGTGTATCAGGTGCCCTATTCGGTGCCGCCGCCACACTAGATGGTGTGGTGACCCTAACAAATGCAACTGAATCGACATCATCAACTACAGGTGCTCTCAAGGCAGCTGGTGGTGTCGGTATTGCTAAGGATGTGTACGTCGGGGAGCGCGCCTACGTCACTGGGGGTCTCATCACCAATACTGGGGGTCTGGGGCGAAAGACGTACAGTTTATCAAATAGTATGCCTGCGAGTGTATCCCCCACAACAAATATTCACTTTACTTCCAATATATTTCATGCAAAAATTACAGCTACCCTTGTTGATAGAAATGAGCATGTGAGTACAATATTACTCGATGTAAATGGTGGTTCCCAAGCGGGGAGTATCAACTCTGGTAGTAATGTAATTTCGGTGGGTAATCAAACTATTTTTGGTACAACTGACAATGCTACACCATGGGCGTCAAATGTAAGCACTACAGCTAATACAGTTGCACTATACACTTCAGGAGCTATGGCGGTTTCTGGTAATGTTCACGTTTTTGTTGAATATATGTCCCCAACCTCAGGTGGTGGAGTACACGCAATTGCCCATAATGGTGACGCACTAGCTACATTCGGCTATTAAACTCTTGATCCAAAACTTTCTAAAACCATTTTTTTAGGAGCGTTCCAGACTGCTAAAAAAATTGTGGAGTTATAATAACAAGTTGCCCCATGACGAATATCAACACGTTTCAGGGTGACGTATTCATTCATGAATATATAAAACACACCGGGGATGACAACAATCTCTTTGGGTTTTCGGGTACAGATACATTCAAAATCGCCACAGCTGGGGTCGATGCTTTGACTGTAGATTCAAGTGGCTACGTCCATTTTGCAAAAGGGATACGATTAGCGGAAGGTGACAGCTCCATCAACATAGAAATCCCTAACTATATCTATCACACGGGGGATACCAACACCTACTTTGGTTTTGACGGTAATGATAGCATCGTCGCCTATACGAACGGCAATCAGGCATTCGAAATAGATAGCAATCAGTACTTATACATGGCATCTTTTATGAAACATCTAAGTGATAACGACTGTTATTTCGGTTTTGACACTAATGATAATTACGTCATAGCCACCGCGAGCAATACACGTTTCAGGGTTAATGGTAGTGGTCAAGTTCATATATATGATGGGAATTTATGGATTCCTGATTGGATTCGTCATCAAGGAGACGACAATTGCTATTTCGGTTTTGGAGTAGGCAATGATCGATTTGATGTTGTTACCAATGGGGCGTATCGCCTTCAGGTGTTGAACAATGGTGTAATTAATGTCCCTGTATCGATGACGTTCGGGTCCCAGGTGAAACAGATGATTGGTATGTATGGTAATGATTATGGATTAGGTGTGGGAAGCTCAACCTGGTATGCTCGTTCTGGTGGGAATCATGCGTTCTACAGGGGTGGCAACCACAGCACCACCGAGAATAACGCCGGTGGAGGTTCCACGCGTTATGTCATTAATAGAAATAACACCGTATACAATTACGGAGCTGATTACACAGCCCAACACAAAGGCTGGAGTGGACAAAGTAATTGGGATATAAATGTAACTCTTCAAGCACCAAATGCTGTTTTTTACCATGCACGATGTATCGGGTGGCCAACATATTCGTCACGAAAATTAAAAGAAAATTTTGAACCACTCATAGATTCTCTAGATAAGGTGAAAAGATTGAACGGTTTATACTATACATGGAAAGAGGGGAATGGTGATAACCTACCACCACCAGATGATTTTGACACACAACGTATGGCAGCCGTAACACCCCAAAAACAAATAGGTTTCATTGCCGATGAAGTTGCAGAAGTTTTACCATATTTATGTACGTATGATGATGACGGTGTAGCAAATGGTGTAGATTATAGTAAAGTAACTCCAGTGTTAGTAGAAGCTATCAAAGAACTCGATATAAAAATAGGAAAAAGTGAAGCGAGTTCAGACGATCGTCTCAAAGATAATGAGACATACATAAAAAATGCAACAAAAACTATTATGAAACTTAAACCACAAACGTACGATAAAAAGGAAAGTTTTACGAGTAATATTTACACCCATGAAGCTGGTCTCATCGCACAAGATATTTGGTATGATACACCAGAACTTCGTTTTGTAGTTAAACCCGGATTATTATCTCAAATCCCTGATGATGTACCTACCCGAGACGACGATCCTCGTGTAGACCCGGATTATTCAAAGTGGGGTCCAAATCCAGCTTCGGTTGATTATAATTATATTATACCGTATGCACTCAAAAGTATACAAGAAATTGCCACTGAATTACCAAAAAGAAAAACACAGGTGATAGAAGTCACACCATCTAACATAGATCAATACAGATCTTTAACGGTATGTTCGGATACAGGTATATTTAAGTATGATGTACCCGTGTGTTCGTTATCTAAAAAATCATATGATATAAATTGTTTCGGTGTAATTTCAACTTCAAATGTTGATTCTATCGATAATGAAATTCTTATTGATACTCACGGACCCGGTAAATTATGGGTTATAAATACAAGTAATATACTGTCTGGTGATTATCTAACAACCTCAAATATACATGGATATTCTATGAAGCAGAACGACGATATACTTCACAATTATACAGTAGCTAAATCCACAATAGATTGTGATTTCATACCCACTCAAATAAACTCAAAAAGAATCAAACAGAAGCTCGCAAATGTTACACATTATGTTAAAACAAAAAAATATGAAATTTCAAAGGAAGAATATGACGGTATAGATGATAAGTACAAGTCATCTATAGAGTACTCAGACTATGAAAGGGAAAACTATGTTAAGGTGTCAGGAAAAGATGGTTGGCATAAAATGGAATACTATTGGCTAGAAGAGGTACCAATAGAAGATCCTGGACCACTCGAAAAAGAACGAGATTTTGTTAAACATATCATATCTGTAGACGATTACGCACTTATAGAAGATTCTAACACACAAAACTTATATTCGGTATATTACTCCAATTTAATAACTTCACGTGTGTCTCTAGAAGATTATGCAACATTAGATGATACGGTAAAGGCAAAATGTGAATTTCAAACTAAAACCATATATTATTACAACGTACGTGAAGAATCGGCTGATCCTTTACCGGGTTTTGAAGCCGAAATTAAACAAGTCTATATGAACGATTTAGATGAAAATGGTCAGATTCAATGGGAAGATACAGGAGAGACGATAGAAAAATACAGTATACGATATTTAGACGGCAGTGGAAATATTACAGATGAAAGTAATCACGTTTATAAAGCCGCATTAATTGGATGTACATATAACTGCACATAAAGATAATAGATTTGTATAAATAAGAATGGGTGTTTTTTACTTTCCCCGGGACTTTGTTTTTTGGACAAAAGTAAAAAATCATGAAAATATAAAAAAAGAATTATTAAATCTAATAGATCAACATAAAGGTCATAAATATGAAATATTAAAAAATGGTGTTACAAGTTATGATAGGGAGATCACCGACGACGAGGAAGATAATTTAATTCTTCAAAATCATGAGTTTTTAAAAGAAATTGTTTGGAATCCTATTAATGAGATGATTGATACTGTAACCCCAAAAATGAATTTTGATTCGGCATATATTGCAAAAGCGTGGTATTCTAAATACGAATCTGGAGGGTGTGTGAAGTATCACGCGCACGAAGGTCATCCAAAAATAGTAGATGGCGAAGTATTTTACGCCACATTATCTTTAATTTACGTATTACACGACGAAAATGAAAAAAATCAGACAGTTTTTACGTCTCATGTAAATTCAGTCAGTAAAGACAGAATTTTTCATTTTGAAACAAAAACTGAACCTGAAATAACAGAAGGTTCAGTTATTCTATTTCCTTCGAGTCTTTTACATAAGGTTGATACTATTCAAAAACCGGGTCGAATTATTATTTCTATGAATATAGACTCTTCATTTACCAACACATGAAAAATGTAAACTTCATTTTATACAATAGTGAATCTTTGTAAAAATAAACTCTCACTATAATATAAAATGTCTGGTGGTATTGCCCAACTCGTAGCCGTCGGAGCCCAGGATGTACACCTCGTCGGTCAGCCCGAGGTGAGCTTCTTCCGCTCCACCTACAAACGTCATACAAATTTTTCCCAAACTGTCGAGCGTCAGGTCATTCAAGGCAACGTCTCAAACAACGGTATGTCGACCGTTCGCTTCGAGCGCAAGGGTGACATGCTCGGATATGTCTACCTCGTTCCCAATAATGGTACCGCTACCCAAGCTTACAGTCAAGCCCAGTGGTTGACCAAAATTTCCAAGGTTGAGCTCCTTGTGGGAGGTCAGGTGATTGATGAGCAGGATTCTACTTACTCCACCCTCATTGCTCCCCGACTTTCTGCGACTACCGCTTCCAAGTCTATTGCCGCTGATCTTGCCAATGGTGGTACCTCGTACAGGTGGTACCCCCTCCGTTTTGCTTTCTGTGAGAACTGGCAGACTGCTCTCCCACTCATTTCTCTCCAGTATCACGATGTCGAGCTCCGAATCACTTGGGGCTCCGCGGCGGCTGATGACAAGTGGGATGTATACGCCAATTACGCGTACCTCGATACCCAGGAGCGTGAGGTGTTCGCTTCCCAGCCCCAAAATATGTTGATCACCCAAACCCAGAAGGCGGTCTCCTCCGGATCCAAGATCCAGGAGTTGAATTTCAACCACCCCGTCAAGTATTTGGCTTCTGGTAAGGCTTCCGCTATGGCGATCCTTAATGATAATAATAAGCTCAAGCTCCAAATTAACGGTACAGATGTTGCTGATTATAAATTTGCCGATCCCAACTTCTCCACCGTAACTTCGTATTACCACACCACTAACTCGTCTTTAGGAACAGCCAAGACTCTGTTCTTCTACCCATTCTGCCTCGATTCTGGTAAGCTTCAGCCTACCGGCAGCCTAAACTTCAGTCGACTTGACTCGGCTCGTCTCATCAACGATAACCAAGATGTTGGTGATGATATTTATGCTGTAAATTACAATGTCCTCCGTATTGAAAATGGTATGGGAGGCCTTTTATATTCTAACTAATTAGTAAAAGATGTTTTGGACAGTAGTATTTCTCCTTGCCATCGTTTTTGTATTGACGTACGATCCTAACTCCAGGACACTCGAAAAGTTTGTTGGTCAACCCACACAACCAACAAGCAAATCGTGTGAAA